CCACTGGCATCATACATATGCCCAATTATTGACATCAAATAATCAGTTAAAGTTCTATACCCACCTTTACCAAAGGGAAACTTAGCCATAGTCTTATATGAACTCTTATATGGGAGAACAGGTGGCAAACCCGGAGTAGTACATGCAATAAAAGTCCTTTGCAAAAATTCAACACCCTTTACTTTATACTCTCCCCGCTCATTTGGTATAGACAAAAACGGAACATCAGATTGAATATCCTTCAATACCCATCTATAATTCTCAAGGACAAATTTGGCAAGTGTGGTCACATTTATAATGTCACATATTGTTTTACAGACTCCCAATATGCCATTATCACCATAAATAGAAAAAGGCAATCTTTTTAATCTTATAGCATCCATTATACGCCTCGCTTTTGCAGGATATTGTTTTATAGTCCAAACTATAAATAAACACATTACAAAACAAAAAATCCATGAATCTCCATGTGATGTTATGAAAGAACCACTAGGCATACCACCTAGCATTATAGACCATACATCATCATACTTATGGACCAACTTAATCGCAACATTCTGAGAAAATATCTTTAAAAGCTCACGAAATAACTTTATATCTGTCTTCTTAGTCAACTTAAAATCTATATAATAAGCAGCAGATCCACAATACAATTGAAGAAGCTGAGCAATAATCCCTGTATCTTGGGCTTTCACATCCCATGTATAAAACTTCATATTAGGGTCATCATATTTAAAAAAAACGTGCCATCTCATACCATGCACCCCAACAATTTTTCTGCCCTATCCTTATTACATGACCCCGCTCATATTTTTGCTTTCTACCGAGCAGGAGATATCCTATTATATAGTCCACACCTGACATAATGAAGAACTCACGGGCTTTATCACGCAGCTTTAACTTTTCTTCTCGCTGTTCTTCCAATGTTCCCAATGACACAACAAAATGTTCTTGTTTCTCCGTCATGTTACAACAAGGTTCAGGATGGAGTACTTTCTCTCCTCTTAAGATTCGTTCCTTTAACTCAATTACTGTTCTTTTATTATACTCATCTTGTTCAAATTTCTTACCATTAACAGACATAACAACCTTAACATTTTCATTAGGATGCTTAAAAGTGGCTCGTGGACCAGGACGTATTCCATTAGACGAATCTGTCGGTGTTGGCACTGCAGAAATCTCAGCATCTGAGCAAGTGAAAACATCCCTTCCTTTATACGGTCCCATTTCCAAATAAGTATCCATAAGTAGTTCATATGCTTGCGGCCACAAGGCAAGGTTAGCTTTAGCTGCCTCTGTAACTGAATTATCAACTGCATACTTCTCCAACAATTTAGGTATCTTTGTTGGATGAAGTTCCTCCATTGAATAATAATTATTATGACCATTTTCATCGCCTGCAAACACAGAATTAAAAATACTAACACGCTGTAAACACAAGTCTCTTAAAGACATAACAGACTTGTTCTTCCAAGGAAGACCTGGATGTGCAATTGTATCATCCTTATATTTAACCTCTCTCCAAACATAACGTTTAAAATGATCTAAAGTAAGCCAATCCAATTTAAAAAAAGTTGCTGATAAACTTTTTCGTATTTTAAACAAATCATAACGACGATAAGCTGCCATG